CTGATTTCATAAACTATCAATTCTTCTCCGCAAATATACTAAAGCTTTTTGTAAATCCTCCTTTTCTTTAGTAGGATTTTTCTTTCCCGCGCGCGCAACGTACTTAATTACATTACCAAGATAAAAGTCTTTGTCTAAGTTCCAAGCTTCTAATACTGCAAATACTTCGTAAGGATTATCCGCCCCTCCATAATGAGCAGGTCTAATAGCTTCCATCTTCTCACAAAACAACTGTTCTTTTTTTTCAGTCTTAGCTGCTACGGTAGGAGAGCTGGTTGCAAGTTGTGATTCCTTAGCTGCTTCAGCACATCTTTCCTCAAGAACTTGTTTTCTTTGCATGTTAATATATTCGTTGTAGTCCGGTGTTCCCATTAGTATTTAAATGCAATGTCAAACTCTTTTACTAATAACTTCATTTCTTCACCAATCATGATTTTTTCAGCACCTTCTAAAGCAAATGTTTGTACATATACTTTATCCCCGGCTTGAACTTTTTCTACTTCATCCCCCACGGCAAATACTTCAAGCTCTGTCCATTTCTGGATAGCTTCTTTTTCGCGCGCTGCTTCTTGAGCAGGACTTAATTCAATAACTGGTTTCTCAATCTTTGGTACATTGATTAAGATTCTTTTTCCGAATAACTGTTTCATTTTCTTTTTATTTAAACGTGATTACTTTTACTACTGCCATTTGTGCACTTACTAATTCTCCAACTGCATGATCAAATAGCAAACTCTTAACCGGACTTCCTGGGCCATCTTGATAGCTGTCTTTTAAAATGTTTGCAATCTCAGCACATAGTTGTTTTACTTTAGCTACACCAGCATCATTAGAAGGATTGAACTCAATCCCTACTAGTTGTTCTCCAAATGAAAGTATCTTAGTTTCATTAAGCTCTATTCCTCCTTGAGCTCCTTCTGGAATGTTAATAACTGTCTCAGACATTACTTATATTTTTTAATGTTTAACATAATACTTTGAAGCCATCCTTTCAAAGCTTCAATCTTACTCTTGTTACTTGTTTTACTCATCTTTTTATTTATTAAATTTAGATAATAATTCTGATATTACATAACCACCTGCTTCTAATAGCTCTCTGTATTTCTTAAAAGAAACTAGTTCTTCTTCTGATATACTAGCAATAAATTTTTCATCAGCAAGTAAGTTTCTTACATTTACAAGTTTCATTGTAATGTCTCCAAAATCATTTGCCATAGTTTCTTGATATGGTTTTAGATTTTCAAGATTACTACGGTCAACTTTTAAGAAATCCACTTTAGGGGTAAATTTCATATGATATGATTTACTACTACCAGGATAAGATTCTAAACCTGTACTTAAATCAGTAAAATGATATGTGTCACCAATTATTGTAACTTCAACAGTTGTTATTCCTACAGCAACATGTTTATTAGGTGCCAATGTTTTTTCAAATTCTTTAGTATCCATTACTATTTATTTTTAGGAATAGCAATTGCTCTAAATATTCCTGGTTCATACTCTTCAAAACTTCCCGGATGAAGTACACAATTCTTATTCTTTACCATTTGCTTCAGGATACCTAGTGAAAACTTACGTGCTCCTGCTGCTACCCACAGATATGTTCTTCTATGTTCAGGTATCAAACAACATGTCTCTAAATCACTTCTCTCCGGCATGACTCTTAACCTTTAAAAACATATCCTCTAACTGAGCAGAAGTAAGCACAGTAAATTTACCATCTTTATCCTTTACAATATAATCATTTGCATTACACTTCTTAGGACCTATATCTGTGTGCACATATAATGTCAATTGTTTTGTGTTTACCGGTATAATAAACTCAGCTTTCCCACCTGTAAATTCAAATACAGAATCTCTATCGCTTTCTACATACTTTAATACATCAACATATGTAGGTCTTGTCATATACCTTTTAATCATTATGCATCATATTTATTAGTGGATGTTATAGGAAATTCTTCAGCCGGTCCATCTTCATCAAAGTCTCTAGCAAGCAAATCAAACTTTGCCTTCTCTAATAAACCTACAACTACAGGAACTGCTGCTCTTTCAAACTGAGCCATTCTGATTTCATATGCCCCATTGACCAGAGATAGTATCTCCAAAACTTTGATAGGCTCTTCCGCTTTTTTCTTTGTCATTACTAATACGTTTGTTGGTTGCACAAATATAAAAAACTTTTAGCAATAAAAAACCCAGGTAGTAATTCTTGATCAGAGAAACTTTCCTGGGTGTTGCTAACAGTTATATGACTGACTAAGTGGGGTTCGTCAACCAGACTTAGTGCACATTCACTTTCCTGCGCAGAGAAGACCAGATCTAGTGAGCAGTTCTTACGGTATGCTTACCTGGTACTGAACCTGCAGATCCTATCTACAGGGATGGAGTGCGCTTCTTCTAAGGCTCGAACTTAGGACCCCCAGATTAACAGTCTAGTGCTCTAACCAACTGAGCTAAAGAAGCTATTCAGTAAGAAAGCCCTGTATTTTACTCAGGGCTCCTTACTAAAAACATACTAGGTAAAAGCGGAAACAGCACCCATATGACAAGCACAAATATAATAATCTTTTTTATTCTACAATAGGGACAGGTACCTTTTTAATTTAGCCCCGTGCTCATTGGCCCTTATGTTACCACATAGTAACTTACCAAATGGTAATATTGCTGTGAGAAATTTATTAAAAATTTTATTCCGGAATTTGGGCCCAGTGTATGTGATGAGTTGAGTGGATCCCCCACTGCAAGCCTCCCCCCTCCGCTAAAGCTTCGGGGTACCCCCTATGCCTTTGCCCTTCTGGCTTTCATACAGCTGGAGAAAAAAACTTTTTCTTGAAGGAGAAAAAGATTTGTCTCTCTCAGCTTAGACCAACCCTGAACAGATAGTAAAATAAATTTACTATGAAAAATACATTTTCCAATTGGAAGAATGAACTTGTGGTTCAAATCTTCAATAGCAAAAAGCATGACTTTTTATACACTGTGAAGGCAGGCGAAGCCTTTCTTCCCAATGTACCAAAAGCCGTTGTATCTAAGTTGATTCCTAAACCAGGAATCTACAAGATCAACTGTGCTGAATTCACCAATGAAGCAGGCTATAAAAGCCTTTACATTGGCAAAGCAGCACCATATATACCAGCTTAGGCTGGTATATATTTTTTTCTCAATAGATATTGTTTTGTATACAGACTCACACAGATGATGTATGTGCACAGAGTTGAGCCCTATTTCTTCTAACCCTTAACAAATATTGATATATTATCAGATATGCCAAGTAGTCACAGCAGATTCTGATTATTACTACGCTTCTTGGCCGGAAGCAGGACTACCAATGTAAATGTTGTCAGCATTGAATTAACAGAAAATGACAACAAGAGAACAACAGGTTATTAATAGGTAAGGACAGTATATAATGTGCACATTGTATAGTGGAGGACTGCCTTCCTGTTGTTCTTTTATTTCATCCCTATTTTTTTCTAACCCTTAACTTATTTTGATAACAATTATTAACTAAAAACAAAAAGTTATGAAAGCAGTATTTAAAAGCAGTTACCCAAAGAATGGGAATGAAATCTTTGTGTTTACAGTAAAAGGAAACACTAAAGAGATTGAAGATTATCTTAAAGATAATCCACAAGCAGTTACTGATGAAACATCAGGATTACCGTTGTTCTTCACGGCATATCCTACTTTGGATTATGACAAAGCAGGAGGAGTTGAACTATACAGAAGTCGTGCAGGTAAATATAGTTTAGACAACAGTGAGATGCGTAGAGCACAGGCTTTGAGTAAGACATTCAAAGCAGAAGAACAATTTGCAACTAAGATTGTAGATCAGATTACAGGTAAGATGTTTGGTACACGTACTGCATCTGTAGTATCTGCAGCAGACATTGCAGATGAAGTTGCAGAAGTTGTAGATGATGTAGAAGATGCAGACTTAGACAATGTCTAACAAGAGAGACTACCCGAAAGGGTAGTTTCTTTTTTACAAGTCTGCCCTATTTTATTCTAACCCTTTACAGAATTTGCAATTGTCATTAATCATGCCAATTGCTTATTGCTGATAGTTATCTTTTTTACATGTTAATCATGTTAACTCTAGAACACATGGAGTAGTTATATCTTTGTCTCCACCGTGTGTAACAATGAGACTCAGTATCTGATAATCAAGCAGTTAATTTTTTGGATATGCTTGCAAAAACTAGGTAAATGTGTGTGTTAAGTTGAGAAAAGGTGTTCTACTCCTTGCATATCTTAGTCACATCATGTTAACCTAGATTACACTAACTAGCTCACACTATACATTTTATATAGCTAATGTGAGCATTTACACATTAATAACAGTACAACTATATAAACCTATATTAACACCTTTACTATTCCTTATATATTCTCTATTACATTAGGAAGGTAGTGTTTCACAGTAAAGGCTTCCGGAACTATCTCTGTTCCCAACTAATAATCAAATTATAAACTTAAAATAAACTACCATGAATAATTATTTATGCAAAACTAAAGGCGGTGTATCATTTGTATATACCACAAGCAAAGACTTATCTAAAAACATAGGCAATCACACCTACTACAGTAATGGTGGTGATTTTTTTAGAATAATCAGTGAAATCAAAATCTTAGATTATAAAGATGTTATAAACTTAAACTTAGACTACTCTCTTGTAGAGTAGTCTAAATTATAAACTCAAAAATATACTCAAAATGAAAATCCATTTAAACTCTAGACAAGGTATGTACACTGTAACTTCTTACAATGATACATACATATGGTTAGTTACTAAAAGACTCCCAGAATTTACTGTTCCATGTAGTGACTTCAAATCATTTGCAGGTTCAAGCTATAACCATGACGTTACAGCAGCTGAGTCAGATAGATTTTTAGCTACTGTTAATCCTAGCATGTATCAGCATCAAGCAAAGATGACTGAGAAAGTTATGGAAGCTGTCAAAGCTTTATCTACTAAACAAATAGAGTTAGATGATAAAGAAGAAATTGATGAAGCTGATAACATACAATATGAAAATTGGTATTATCAGAAATGTGATGAAATAGCTAAGTTAGAACACAAGATGTTCAATACTGCAGTTAAAGTCTACAAACAAAAGTTAGACTTTACTGATTTGCTTATTGATAATGGTGCTAAATTCATTATACAACAGCATAGAGAAACTAAATCTTATAGGTTCTGTTTTGACCCTTACAGATTTGTAAGTAATGCACATAGTATGATCAGTAATATATTCCGTGAATATAACTGGGATACTATTAATGGTGGATGGATTAAAGTAATAAACAACAGTGTTGTTTTATACTCTAAGTCCGGAGACTATGGTGTGTATGATGATTCTATTGCTATAGAAGCAGCAAAATCTGTGTTCCCGAATCATAAGATTTTTTCTTATGCAGGAAGAGAATGGGATAGTCAGTTAAGTGACAAACATGATGAATCACCCTTTTAATCTTAATAAGTTGTAATCACACAGAGCGTCTCCTCACTACCCATAGGATATGGGTGCTGCATAAAAAGCAGGTAGTAAAGTTGGGTAATGCCACAGGATGTCCTGATAGGTAAGATGTGATGAATATTGGTCTTGAGTACAGCCAATAACAACTTATTATTTTATTAATCTTAAAAATATAATTATGAAAACATTTAAAGACTTAGAATTCCATGAAGATGACATGGATGGTGTAGCAGCATGGCTACTGTTTGACAACCATTTTGGTGTCTCTGTAATCAAAGGACCTTATTCCCAAGGGGGTGACAAAGGTTTATATGAATTAGCTGTAATTTACATGTCTCCTGACATGAAAGAATCCAAGATTCATTATGACAATGATGTATCACAAGGAGATGTCAGAGGACATCTTACAGAAGATGAGGTATCTGAATTAATAGAACAAGTGCAAAACTTTTAAACTTAATACCATGACAAAAGAAATGAAAGCATACTGTATAGTAGATGAACAAGTAGTAGATATTGATACTATGTCTACTTCTCAGTTAAGGACAGCTCTCCGTGAGCTTGTAAATTCTCAAGGTTCAACAAAACCTGAAGAAGAAATAGTATTCAATGACCTGTTCAACTTTGAGTTCTAATGGTCAAGAAAAGTGTAGACTGGCACATGAAAGTAGCCAAGATGTATAATCTAAAATGGTCAATGCAAGAAATAGCAGAGTATCTTAGAGTAGATCTAGAGACTGTACACCACAGCATTACAGTACATTCTGAAATAACAAGATGGTATGATTATGCTGTAGGTGTAAGCTTTGGAAGTAAGAAAGAAGCTTATAGAACAGAGAAAGAATCATTGAAAGGGTACAAGCCTCCCAAATATGCTGACTTAAGCAAAGAAGAAAAGGCTATTTATAAATCACTTTAATAAACCTACCATGGAACCATTTAAAAAAATTAAAAACAGAACATTAGGTGTTGAATTAGAAAAACACTTATGTGTATTAGCATCATATGCTGACAACAATGAAATTATTGGCTATCAGCCTAAGTCCAGACTTACAAAAGCATTCTACCACAAGTCTGGTACTGAACTAAAACTAGAAGCTTCACAAAAAATGAAGCAACTAAACCCATAACTTTCATGGTAGGAAGGCGGTTGACAAAGGCTCTGTTTAATTACAGGGCCTGAGTTAGCCATATAATGTACTAAAAAACTTAAAAATGAGAGAACCAAGACAAACTGAAGATCTATACAGAAAAATATATGATCTAGAAACTTACTATGCTAATGTGGATAGAAGTTATCCAGATGGTGTAGACAAAGAAATAAAGCTGAGAGAGATTCAACAAGAAATAATCTCTTATGAGAAGAAGATCTATCACATAGATACAGAAAGAGCTATAAAAATGTTTGAGTATACACTATATGTTTTTGCAGTGGTAGTATTATTCATACTTTTGTTTTATGTAATACAGATGTGAGAAATCAGAAACCCATTCATGAGGGAAGATTGAATGACTCTGGAAAAGACAGATGACAGCTTGGAATAGACAAGCACATGGTCAGGTGGTGGAATAAGGTTTATCCAATACGGAATGGGTTCACATCCCTAGAGATGAGTAAGTGTAATTACTCCGTAAGCTCTGTCATGGAGCTCAAAGACAGATTCGAGTTCTGTTCTGACTGCACGGGAGTGAATAAGTAGCTCTAAGCCTTGCGGATTACAACAGGGTATATACAAGTGGGATTCTTGTTGACACTTGGAAAGACAAGCGTGAATAGTCTACGTGAGTGACATTACAACTATGAACAGAGCTTAGAAATAGGCTCTGTTTTTTAATGCTTAAAGGGGAAAAGCACATGAAAAAATTATGGAAAAAATGGTTTGGTAAATCTTATCCAACCAATAATAAGTTTGAGTTGTTAATGATTGATGATACTGCAGAAGGTATGTATCAAAAACTTGGCATCACAGAAGAAAGAAGTGAGGAGCTTGTTGATGTAATGAAAAAAGCTTATAACAATAATGATAAAAAGATTGGAGCTATGCAAGACATGCTAGCTGAGTGTACTCACATCAATGAAGTAGTTGTTATCTTAATGTTCTTTGATAACTATTGTGATCTTCAAAACAACAATCCACTTGAAGGAATATTAGGTGCAATATTAAGTAGTAGAAACAAATGAAAACTATAATTACTTCAGTCTTAGGATTTAATCTTAAGGCTGATATAGTTGATTTGAATGATAACCTCCTACCAACAGGAATTAAGTCAACTTACTTCCCAGAAAATATTGAACCTGTTCAACCTAAAATGGTTAACAAAAGATGGTTTACTTCATTTAATGATGCTCTCTTGAATAAAATAAGAGATGCTAGATCAAATGCTTATGAATATTAGAGACATAAATGTAAAACTAAGCATGGAAGATATCAAAAATACACTGAGTCATTTCTTACAGAATTCATCAAAAGAACAAAAAGAAGATTTTGTAAACTTGATTGAAAGTATGTTTTTTGACCATGAACCTGCTTGTAGCATGTTTATCAAAATAGCATTAGGTAATAGACCACCTGTTGTTATACCTGATAATACATTAGTAAAAGTTGGTTCAGAAAGCATATATCTTGCAGCAGGTAGGAGATTTAAATACAAAGATGCTGATAACAAAGTATCAGGTAGAATTGTAAAATTTAATGGTTGGCATGCCTATTCTCCTTACTCACTAGAGTATATCTATATTGATGAAGATGGTGATGAAATTACAACAAGAGATAGAATCAATACAACTGATATTGAAGTCATAGAAGAGTTTTAAGATAGTAATCTGTGGATTGCTTTTCCCGGTAAATAATAAGGGAGGTGTAACAGCTTCCCTTTATTATTGTGTTAGCTATATAATGTCATAAAAGAATAGTAAAATGACCTATGTTTTTACAGAAAATCATACATTTACCATGCTTTATAAAAATTGAATGTTATACCAGCTACCTAACGGAAAAGTAATCAATATAACTATTGAACAATATCTTGAGATGACTGACCAAGACATCCAATATATGATGTCTATAAATGGTGGTGATTATGCCATCAATCCTTTTACAGATTCTGCTGTAATGCAAAATGCAAAAGAAAAATCTTATGATTTTGACTACTTACCTTCTGATGAAGAAGATGTTGACAATATTATCTCAGATGATGAACCATTTGATGATATCATAGATCTTAACAATCCCTTGGATATATAATAAACCTATAAGTTTATTTTTTACTTATTACATGCTGGAGTATGCATGTGATATAGTATTCCTATACTCTCAAAAATCTATTTATTAATTCTTAAAAAATTTGTGTTATGAACTCAAAAGTTAAAGTTGTTGCTAATGAAGCAGGTGCTGTTATCAACTTATCAGCTAATCCAGAATTTGGATATGTACGTGTAGAACAAATAAAAAATGTATTTGATGAAAATGGTTTCATGAAAAGAGCAAAACTATCTGCATTAATTCATGCAACTGTAGTTGATCTTAATGAAGCAGGTTATTTTGGAGGTCAAGAGTTGCCTGGTAAAATAGTAGTTATTGAAAGTTTGGAATCTTTTAATAAAAAGAATCCAGGTAAAAGTGTTAAAGAAGCCGGTGATACAGGTGTTGTATGTACTTATGGTGGAATGCCAGTTCATAGAAAAACTATTTATACTGAAAATGCTGCTGCTCAAGATATATATGTTAAGCATGATAACATTGAAGAAATCAAAGAAGCTTATGCTAGATTAGAAGCTACTAAAAAAGCAGAAAAACAAGCAATGCAACCTAATGGTGAATTTGAATTATAAAAACACAGAGGGGTGTAAAAGCCCCTCTTATTTCTGAAACTAAAAATGTATATGATTATGGAAAAGCTAAAACAAGATGTAAAAAATTACATGTTGCATGGGGATAGAAAGCCTTACATGCAATATGAACAAGACAAGTATTCACAGTACCAGAACTATCTCTATAAGAGAGTGTTATATGGTCTGGATGCACTACCATCAGAGGAAGTATTAATGATGTGTGGTAAGAAGAAACAAAGAATAGTAAATGTGTATAAGAAAGCTCAGTCTATTATCAATAGATATAAGCATGAGATTACTATGAAGAAGACAAATACTCTCTTTGCTACATTATTTCCAAACAGTTTAATTACTAAAACTTTGATGGAAATTGATGATGTAGATGACAACTATAAGAATGTCCTTACCTTCAAAGACTTAGGCATTACTAAAGATCATCTAGTCCAATTATTTATCAAGGAAGGTGTACTTCCAAAGAACTTTTTATCTTTGAAAGAAAAAGTGTGATGAAGAAAGCAATAAGTGAAATGAATAAACCTGCATATGCAACTGTACATGCAGGTTTTTTACAACAAGGTATGAGCAAAAAAGAATATGTAGCTACTGAAGTTATGACATCTTTATTAGCAAGTGGTCAATGGTCAGGTAAAGAAGAAGCATTTTTTCCTAAAATCATTCAGTTAACAGAAGATTTATTTAAGCATCTATATGGAGAAGAAACTAAAACTCTGTAATGGTTGTGAAGAACTCAAAGTTATCTGGAAGAACCATGAAGGTAATAAGTATTTAACAAAGATTTTTTATTATATTTGTAATAAAAAATAAAAGTTTGTCATGTATTATTATGTTTATTCTCATACACAAATTGATACCAATGATGTATTTTATATTGGTATTGGTAAAACAGCTTCAAAAACTGAATTTTCAAGAGCTTATGATAAAAAAAGCAGAAGTCCTGAATGGTTAAATTTTGTAAAAGAAATTGATTTTAAATATATGGTTGATATATTATTCATATATGAAAAATCTGAAGATTGTTTACAAAAAGAAATTGAACTAATTTCTCAGTATGGTAGAAAAAAATTTAATACAGGATTATTACTTAATAAAGCTCCTGGAGGAAGTAAATGGAAAGATGTAAAAAAAGTTTTTCAATATGATTTAGAAGGTAATTTTTTAAAAGAATGGGATTCAGCAAAACAAGCTGCTTATGTATTAAAAGTTTCTTATACCAATATTTACAAGTCATGTGTGAATAAAACTAAAGTTAAAAATTATCAATTTAGAGATTATTATTCACCCTCTATTGCAAAATATTGTGATAAAAGATTAAAGAAAATTTATATATTTGATAAATATGCTAATTATATAACTTGCTGTAATTCAGGTACTGAAGCTGCCGTTTATTTAAAATGTACACCTTTAGCAATAACTCATGCATTAAGATTAAAAACTAAAGTTAAAGACTGTTATGTTTCATTAAATAGAAATAAATGTTTTATTAAAAGATTGATATTTCAATATGATGATCAAAACAATTTGATAGCAACATATTCTAGTTTACCTGATATTGTTAAAAAGTTAAAACTGAAAAGTCATAATTCAATTGATGGAGCTATTAAAGGAAAAAATCAAAAAAAAGCTTATGGTTTTATATGGAAAGAAATCTGTAATACTGAAATAGATGTATAAATTAAAAATTTGCTCAGGTTGTGGTAAAGAATCTATTATTTGGAAAAATGACCGAAAAACAGGTAATAAGTATTGTCAATACTGTTGGGCCAAAGTTAAATCAGGTGATCCAGAACATAAGAATGTGATTCCACAGGTATCTGCTAAAAAGAAAAAGCAAGATGTTGAATACCTTAAGTTAAGAGGGAGATTTCTCACAGAAAATCCAATGTGTGAAATTGGTGTACCTGGTTGTACAAGAAATGCAACTGATGTACATCATACCAGAGGAGGTGAAGAAAGAAGTGTTTATTACTTAATACAATCAACTTGGCGCAGCTCATGCAGAAACTGTCATGATTGGATACACATGAATGCAGAAAAAGCAAGAACAATGGGTTGGTTAAAATAAATTAAAAATATGCTAAAAGATAGACAAGATGTGCAAATGGAAGCACTAGCTGAATTAGAAAAACATAACCGTGGTTGTGCTGTTCTTGGAACTGGTGTAGGAAAGACTCTTGTAGGTCTCACACATATGGACAGGAACACATCACCTATGCATAAAGTTTTAATTGTTGCTCCTAAGAAAGCAATATTTAAATCATGGAAAGATGATGCTGTCAAATTTGATAAAGCTCATTTACTTGGTAGAATGGTATTTACTACTTATCTAAGTATAAACAAACATGATCCTTATGATTATGATGTTGTTTATCTTGATGAAGCACATAGTTTACTTGATAGTCACCGGGCATTTTTAGATTCTTATGGAGGTAAGATTGTTGGTTTGACTGGTACTCCACCAAAAGTTGACTATAGTATCAAAGGTAAATTAGTAAATGAATTCTGTCCTGTTATTTATACTTTTAAGGCAGATGATGCTGTAGAAAATGGTATTCTTAACAATTATCAGATTATTGTACATAAGCTAAAGCTTGGTACTGATAAAACATTTCCTATAAAAGCAAACAATAAAACATTCACAGTCTCTGAAAAAGATAATTATTTATTCTGGTCTAATAAAATAGACATGAGAATGGGTAATTTACAAATGATGAGAATCATGAGAATGAGAGCTATGATGGAGTATAGAAGTAAAGAGAATTATGTTAAGAAACTTTTTCCTGCAATTTCTAGAAACACTAAAGCTATTTTATTTGCTAATACTCAAGAGCAAGCAGATAGACTGTGTGCTTGGAGTTATCATAGTAACAATCCTGAATCTGATAGAAATTTAGAATTATTCAGTGAAGGTGTGATAAACCAATTGTCATGTGTAATGCAGTTAAGTGAGGGTATTAATATCCCTAACTTAAGACAAGGTATTATTATGCATGCTTATGGTAATGAAAGAAAAGCTGCTCAAAGAATAGGCAGGCTTCTAAGATTAAATCCGGATGAAACAGCTATTGTACATATACTATGCTATATGGATACTATAGATGAAAAATGGGTTACAGAAGCACTTGAAGGTTTTGACCAAGAGAAAATTGAGTGGAAAGATTTTAATGTTTCATATTAATTTACTAACTTATATTATGGAAATTCTTAAAACACATCAAATTGTATTGTATAATGATAATGAACATTCATTCCAATACATCATTGCTAGTCTAATCAAGTTCTGTGAGCATCATCCACACCAAGCTGAACAATGTGCTATGATAGCGCATACTAACGGCAAGTGTGTAGTTAAATCAGGTGAATTCAATGAAATATTTGAAATACATGAGAAACTTAATAGATTAGAAATTAAATCTGATATAGAAGATTATGCAAGTGATTTTTATTGATGGTTCAAACAAACCAAAAAACATAGTAGATTCTGAATGGCCAGTTGAAGAAACAGTTTATACTCTTAAGAAAGTGTATAAGATGGGTCTTCAACCTGGTGTATTTGGATTTGAACTAGTAGAAATATCTTTATCAGATCTATCTGCACCTTATGAATTCTATGATTCTAAAAGATTTGCTGTAATCATAGGAGAAGAAATGCAGAAAGAATTTGAAGAAGATATTTTCAAAGAAGAAGAAGTTGAGCTTGAGGCTTTTTAAACCAACAAAAATTTATTTATGACACTCCCAAATTATAAGGACTTAGTCCGTGTTGTTATCATTGAGGATAATGACAGAAGTATTACTGGCACATTAGGTATAACAGATGAAAGAACAGTGTTCTTGACCAAATTAATTAGTGATCAATTCACTAGTCCTCAGAGAATAACAGATATGATGGTTAATGTGAGTAAAGAAGTAGTTCACCCTAATGAATTAGCATTCTGCATTTACCAAATATCTAGTACAATTGCTAGACAAAAAGCAATGGAGGAAATTGAAAGTTTATTTGCTGATATATAACATGAATTATTCAGAAGAAGAAGTGGTTTCTGAATTGAAGAAGCTATGTCAAGTTAAAACCCGTGCAAGAGCTGAAGTAGATAAAAAATGTTATCTTATTGCTTTACTTTACTATAAGTTTTTTGTAACAGAAGAAGTAATAGGCTCTTACTCTGATATGCATCACAGTACTATTAACTACAGCAAGAAGAAAGTTTGTGATCTTTTTATAACAAAGAACAAAGCTTTTATGGATAATGTAAATGAATTGTATGAGAAATTTCCATATGATTTTACAGCACCTGAATCTACTGCAAGAATAAAAACAAGCAAGATTATCAACTTTAAGTTAGTCTTAAATGAATACAAAAAAGATCAGCTGGCAAGTTACATGAAGCATAAGAAAATAGATGATGAAGTAGAAGCAATGACAAATTTAATGTTTAAGGCATTATCTTTATGGGGAAAATGAAAGAACTCTACATGGAAATTATTCACATGTATGATGGTGAGATTCCAGGTAATCTTACTATAGTAGAAGCTCAAAGAATTGTAGAACAAGAAAAATATGAACAAGATGGCAAAACAAGAAATCAAGAAGGATTACAACACAGTTAATCAAAAGATAGCTGAAAGATTGAGAAGATTTAATGCTCAGGATGATAAACAAAGACCGAGAACAGGTCAAAAGCAAGTGAAAAAAGTTAATAATGAAGAAGGAGATTAACAACTGATCCGGTGTTAGTAGCACCGGATTTTTAAAACCAACATTTATGAAAATTACTGCACTATTTATTGTGATTGCTATTGCAATTACTAGTTTAATGAGCTTAGGGAAAAGCACTGAAACAAAAAGTATTAATGTGAAATCTACTAAGGTAGAAGATACAATCACCAAATCAGTAGATAGCACTTTCTTAACTAAAGAGTTATTGGTCAGCTATTTACTTCACAAAAAAATCCAACATCCTGAAGTTGCTTATGCAATCATCAGACAAGAATCAAATCTATCAAGCAACTTGTTTAAAACAAATAACAACTTGTTTGGTATGAGACATCCTGGTATAAGACCTACTAAAAGCTTAGGAAGCAAGAAAGGTTTTGCACATTTTAAGTCTTGGCAACATAGTGTTGAAGATTACAAATTATACTTAGAATTTGTACAAGGACATCAAATGACAAGAGAGCAATATTTATCTCACTTAGATAGATATTATGCACATCCAGGATACAGTTCTCATTTAAAGAAACACTTTGATGAGTATGCACAATTAACAGATTAATCTAATGAGTTTAGTTACAGAGGTTACCAGAAAGTCTATGCTTATTAGGCCTTCTGGACGCTCAACAGATTTCATAAGTCCTTCATTTGGACACGGTTGCCTTTATCAATGTGCATACTGTGTGACTCCTGAAACTTTAATTGCTACTCCTCATGGAGTAAAAATGGCTGGAGAAATTCAGGAAGGAGATCAAGTAATTTCTTTTTCCCTGGATACCGGGAAAGTTGAAACAGACTTAGTGACTGCAATTGGTCAACGGGATATTGATGAACTTTATGTAATTGAAGTAGATGGACAAAGTGTGACCGTAACTGGAGAGCATCCTTTTTATACAAGGAATAGAGGTTGGGTAGAAGCACAATATCTAACTGAAGATGATGAATTACTTTGTGATATTGATGATTTAGCCCAATAATATTATTAGGATCAAATACATCTATCTCAACAAGTTTACAAAACCATCTTGGTATAATATGATGGTAATCTATATTATCAGTATTATTAGTTAATGCACAGTTTGTAAAGTTTAAATTCTTTTTAAGCTTGTACCAATCATTAGACTGATATTCTATAGCATGTGAAGTTCCATCCAGGTAATTAGGATTTCCGGGGCCTTGATATCTTTGAGATATAATTTGGCCCTGGTTCTTTTTACCAAGTCCTTGGTTAGTACAATGTTTACAGTATCCTTTTCTAGCTTTAGATTTAGGTGACTGTTCACCACAGA